GAGGTAGGTTCAGCACCAGTTGAACTTTTTGCCACTGAAGATGGTATTTTTGAATCTGCTCGTATCGAAAGGTATCGGCAGTTTTGCAATATACGTAAAGAAGCTGCAGTTTTGGAATGGGATTTGAAGTATTTGAATCACAAAATCGCAGAACTTCGAAACAAAAAACCAGGAGCATCTGAAAAGAGAAAGTTTATACGGTCATGCCCGGCTGATGATTGTTCCGGTTTTTTGAGTACAGCGTGGAAATGCGGTTTGTGCAAAGTCAACGTATGCAGCAAATGCCACGAAATTAAAGACGATGACGATGAGCATATCTGCGACGCCGCAAACGTCCAAACTGCTGAACTGCTCGCAAAAGACTCAAAGACGTGCCCAACGTGTGCAGCGCTCATCTTCAAAATTTCCGGATGTGACCAAATTTGGTGTACACAGTGCCACACTGCATTCAACTGGCGTACTCAACAAGTAGAAAAAGGCGTCATCCATAATCCACACTATTACGATTATATGCGCCAACACGGAAGACTTCAACGAGCTGACGGTGATGTTCCTTGCGGTGGCGTGCCAGACTATTACACCATCACAACACGTGTGCACAAAATCACGTATTCAAAAGAACAACTTGAATTTATCACTTCGACACATCGGTGGATCAATCACTGGTATTTTGCAGACCAAAGATACAGACTGACGACTCCAGAAGATTTGCGCAAGTATCGTATCCAGTATATGGTCAAAGACATTACCAAAGAGGATTACCAAAAACGTCTCCAACAACTGGAAAAGATGGACAATAAACACAGCGAAATTCGAGATGTTATCGGCCTGTTCCGAACTATCGGAACTGAGATTATTCAAAAAATTGCAGCAGAACCTGAAGTAAATTACGCGGCCGAATTGTCAGGACTTAGTGAACACTGCAATGAACTTCTGCAAGGAGTCAAAAGACGATGGAAGTGCAGCATCAGCGATGTACAGTTTTAACTCTGTTTCCGCCCAATATTCATCGTCTGATTCGGCTGCTGAACAAGTGCAACTGGACGGGTGTTTGAAGGAACAACTGCATCCTCAACACCCTCCTCATACACTGGGACTCTCGAAAAATACTTGTAAACCTGTAATATCAAAAGAAGTGCCCCAATAATTATAAGAGATATACCGACTGTCCTCCATAAATCTACATTCGGATCAGACTCTTTGAGTGTCGCTAAGCGCCATATTCCAAAAGCAAGAGACGAAACTCCAAGAGTGAAACCAAGTAAACCCATTAATAATATTAAAGATTTATAATTTCATTATTAAGATCAATTTGGAGCGTCATTTTGAAAGGATTAAAAGTGACTGTCTGAACTTCATCATAGGTACCATGACCAGCAAACGGTCGCCGTAGAATACACTTGTGAAACGTTTCACCCTCATAGCTTTTGAACATGAAATATCGGTTTATATACAGATTATGCTGCTTTGCATATATCTGATCGAATAATTCATCTCCAAATTGAGGAGCATTGTCACCTTGTATGACCCAATTAGCAAGAGCAGTCTTCACTGGTTCGCAATCAACACATTCAATTGCATTATGAAATAAAAACCTCTTGTGAGCATCCCAACAATTCAGTGGACGATGAGTAGCCTTTCTCGTATCCATCATGAATACATTCACCGACCTCTTTATCTACGATTCACAAATTTTCCCTTTCTTATCTTTCCCAACAAATAAGGAACATTCATATAATTTGCATTTTCAAAATACTTGTTTCGATTCCGTAACCAAGAGACCAAGTAAGCTCGATAGCTGTTATTCGTCTCATTTGCAATTCTATTTCTGATGTTGCTTCTTTTCAGTTTCTTGTTCGGCGACCCGGTGAGACTCAGTGCGGACATTTTCCGTTTCGATGATTCGACCGCCTGCTTCCTCCACGAATTAATGTTGTTCTTGGTGTATGTCGGCTGCTGCTTTTTCCAAGCCTCTGCAAGTGCAACCATATTGGCTATTTTTGTATTTGTCGCGCGCTGAATTGGACTATTTGGTGTATTCATTCCCAGAGACAATAAGGTTGCCTTTTTCAAATTGTTATTCGTGTTGTTCGGATCCATACCCATAGACATTAACGAAGCTCTTTGTAAATTGGTCAATCTCATATATTTTACTTCAATATTTTTTGTACATACAACTTTGCAAGATCAACGCGCTCTTCAAGCTTCTTGTCCGGAAAATGAATCAAAAAATCACCCGTCTGCCACTGCCCATTCACACCGAGTGCATCGTTATGAGGACCTGGATACTTTGGCATGGTTGTGTAATCGTACGAATTGAACAGTCTCTGCGGAACAACCTTAATCACAGAACGCCAAAACGTTCCTGTGACGCAATCCTGAATGTACTGATTTTCATACATTGGATGATTCTTGTAAATCGAACCGGCACACTCGATGCTGTTCAAAAACGCAAGTCCAATCTCTGAATTTCTTAGGAAAAAGTTGCCACAGTTTGTCCCGTTAATGTCGGCCGGAAGGATGAAATGAAAACGCTCATCGACCAACTGTTCCAATTTTATTTTAAAATTAGTAATCATCGCATCAGATTCACTAAAAAATATCCATGAACACTTGGGATACTTTTGAAGAGCATCACGAATCAAAGTAATTTTATCAAACCCTATCGCCTTGCGCTCATACTTCCAACCATTCGTCATTGTAACAAGTGGATAGCCATAGAGCTCACAATAAGGACGCTTGCTTTGTTCAAGTGTCACATCGGCAAGAGGCTGATAATTATCCGTGTGAAGACTTGTGACAACAATCCCTGTGTACTCCATTCTGTCTATTAAAAACGTTTCAGGTTTAAGTATGCCGGATTTGGCGTGGTCATAAAGTTGTGCCACATAATGTCTGTCAGGTCATTCGGCTTGTACAGCTTGATATTCGTAAAATGCTTCATGATATTCAAGTCATCCTCCCCCCAATGCGTAAACCCATCATGTGAGTAATCCTTGTCCCGGCCAGTCCCTACCAGTTTCACATTGATGCTCTCGTGGTTAATGTAGTTGCGGATAAATTCAAACGGTCTGAACAGAAGGAACGGAGTAATTGAATAACAAATTGGAAGATATCCAGACAGTGAAAGACCGACAGCCATTCCAACCATCAGCTGCTCAGACGAGCCAACGTTGATACACCTTGTCGGAAAGTCTTTTCGCAATTTGTCCAAGACTCCATACCCCAAGTCGGCAGTAAGTAACAAAATCCTGGAATCCTTGCTCATAGCTTCGTAGAGGAGTGACGCAAAACGAGCCCTCATTACTCATAGTAAGGAGCTCTTCTTTATCCTCTTCAGTCATTCGAACATAGTGAGCATTCAATCCATCCATAAAGGACGTTTTGGGGTTCTTTGTGAACCAAACATTCACATCCGGATTGAACGACTTGATTCTCCAAAACAAATTCCAACGATCGACTGCATCATACGCCGAAAACCCATTCACATTGACGTGAATCTTCAAATTGATCAACCCGTGGCGACGGGCAAAGGCAAAAGCCTCCCACACAGAACCCTCCGCACACTCTCCATCGGACAACAGAACGTGAACATCCTTGTGAGGATCACCAAACGCATATCCAACTGCAATTGTCACTGCAGAACCGAGAGACCCAGATGATGCCCAGATCCCATTCTCGGGATCGAGACAGGGATGAATACCGTGCTTGGTCAGAAGCTGTTCGGCATTTCGCTTCTCATACTTTTCAAGAACCACGTAAAGAGCCAACCCGGCATGACCCGAACTCAAAACAAAAATGTCATTCGCCTTTTTCGTTTTGTAAATGTGATCAATAATGGGAAGTGCCGTCAGACAACTTCCAAGATGAGACAATTTGTGGTCATAGGTAAGCTCAATCAGCCTACGCTCCATTCGTTACATATTTATAAACCATTCTTTTTATCCCATTTGATACGTCTCTTACTTTTCGCATTTCCAATTCAGATACGACATACCTCCACTGCAACTTTTTCGTATCGGCACACCAAAACTCCGTCTCTCGCTTTGCATCTTTCAATTCAATTTTAAATGTATGACCGACGACCTTCTCAAACTCTCGAACAAACTGAAAATTCGTCGTCTCAACACCAGAACCCAAATTCACAATATCAAACTTTTGAATGTGGTTGCGAACCAGATTCTTTAGCAAAATATCAATGAAATCATCAATGTAAATGTAATCGTGGACACCCTCTGACAGCTGCAATACACCATTCTCCTTCCACTTTTGAAACAGAATCTGTGTCAACTTGGTCGACTTTTCATCTTCACCATACACTGTAAACGGTCGGACATACAATATCGGAATGTCATACTGCTGAGACCACACCTTGGCAAGCATAGCCGTTGCAGCCTTTGTACCAGCATATAAAGTCTGTGGATTCGGCAAGTCATCTTCGGCCATTATTTTTGTCGAATACCCATACTCACTTGAAGAACCAAACAGAACCAACAATTTCGGCCTTCTCTTGGCACAATATTCAATGATTTTCATAGTCAACATCACGTTCGATTCAAACATCTTGTCATTATCTTTCAGTTCAGCGCCAAGATGAAAGATAATTTCAGGGTTGGATACATCGAGAAGGTAATCTACAACATGCGGCTCAATTTTCCCACACGAGTGAACTATATTGTTTGGATCCTTTTTGAGCTCCTCAATCAAATGACGAGCAATAAACCCTTTTGAACCCGTCACAAAGTACTTCATGTCTTTAATTCATCTGGAACTGGTTTCTTTAACAACGACATGGGCAAATCTTCAGCCTGTTGCGCGACAGACTCTATATCTTTTTGAATTTCCTCAACTAATTTCGTAAACACAGTGTCATTAATCTCACAGGCATTGCTCTGAATATAAACCATTGTATTTTCAATCTTTCGAGCCAATCGAGCCCAAGACTTGGCCATCAGCTTTGAATTCTCTGCACGTTCAGAATACCCACAATACCTCTGAACTGAACTGAAGACGGCCGATAATACACCAAGTGCAGTCGTAATAATCGTAATGGATTGATTTCCGTTTGAATTAAACTGAACAGCCGAAACAACACCAGTCGCACTTGACACAATCAATAGTGGAATAGATATCCAATTGTGTCGAGTTTTCATAGAACGATGGTGCTTCCAATATGCCCTGCGTCTTATTTCACACTCATCCCGGCGACTCATTAAATGAGTCAAAAGAGAATCAGTGACGACATTCGATTTTAACTGATTTACGTGGACTATTATATCGGGTGCAGATGTCGTCATGTACTTTGTCAATACTTTTTTTGAAGCAAACGCTTCAACTCTGTGTTCAACTGTTGGTACGTCCCGGCGACCTGTATGAATCTATTCACATTGTTCGGGTGAATCATTTTCGCATTTGACATTCTCATAAAATCCTGTCGAGCCTTTTTGTACGCACGGACAACCGGCAAGACATCCCTCTCGAAATTCTTTATACGTTGAACAAGATTGGCTTGACTGTTTATGAATTCTCTTGTTTGTTTATTCACAGTTCGGGCCCGGGCCAAATTGCGACCATCCATACGTCGAATTATTGCCTCGTAACTATTTTTATTCATATGATATTTATCAAGATTTAAAAGCATAGATTGTGTCAAAATTCACCACCTTTGTGTTGTACCCAACCTTACCAAGCACATACTCCATCTTGACACGGTTCCTGATAATGTCATCGTGCGTAAAGTTTGGAACTGTCGCGTGACACTCGATGAAAATGGTGTCAATCTTGTCAAACACTGGAGTGAGCGTCTCGACAGTAATAGCCTTCATCTCAGAACCCTCAATGTCAATCTTGCAAAAATCCACGTGATCCAGATTGTACTTGTCCAGAAGAGAAGACAGACAAAGGCCATCGACTGAAATCTGACGGCCATACTTGTTCACGATGGAGTTCATAGTTGAGTTTTCGTCTGAAATGTAGAAGGTAATGGCTCCATCATCGTCTGATAGGGCTGCTCGGACGAGCTCGACGTTCGGCGAGTACTTCGTAATCTTCTGAAAAATCTCTTGATGGTTTGGCGTAGGTTCAACTGCAATAATACGTCTTGCAGAATCTTGAGCATACATACTGAAAAGCCCGACATTCGCTCCAATATCCAAAATAGTCAAGTCCTTCTTATCTTTCAGACACTCGTCATAAATTCGATCCGTATTAATCTGACGAATGATAAACTTCGCATACCCCTTTGCATCATTCAAGTGATCAGTGACATCGACATCATTGTCCGGGTTGACAATAACTTTGCGACCACTTGTCGTGATGATGTAGTCTGCCATTTATCATATAAAGTTTGAGCTCTTTATATCATTAATGCGATTGCTCGTCACCGGAGGATGTGGATTCATAGGTTCAAATTTTATCAATTATTTTTTGAATCAATATCCAGATGCAGTCATCTATAATTTAGACAAACTCGACTACTGCGCAAGACTCAAAAACGTCGATGAACATCCGAGACACCACTTTATCAACGTAGACATTACAAACCGAGAGTCTATGAAGATTGTATTCGCGAGCGTCCACCCAGACTATGTGGTTCACTTTGCGGCACAGTCATTCGTAGACCTCAGCTTTGAAAACTCCTTCCAATTTACAACTGATAATGTCCTCGGAACACATACTCTGCTCGAAGCGGCTCGAATCTACGGGAAACTCAAAAAATTCATCCACATCAGCACAGACGAAGTGTACGGTGAAGTCGCTGACCACATCATCTGCGATGAATCTGCACCTCTGAACCCAATGAATCCATACGCAGCAAGCAAAGCCGCTGCAGAACTCTACGTTCGGGCATATACCAAATCGTACAACATTCCCTGCATCATCACGCGCGGAAACAACGTCTTTGGGCCGAAACAGTACCCGGAGAAAGTTGTCCCTATTTTCATCAGACAAATGCTCGACAAAAAGCCCGTCACAATCCACGGAGATGGATCCGCAAAACGCAATTTCATCTTTGTCTATGACGTGTGCAGAGCTGTAGAAGCTATCCTACTAAAAGGAGTCATCGGTGAAACTTACAACATTGGCACCAAGTACGAATATTCAGTGTACGAAATGTACGAGATGCTGTCAAAACTCATCTCACAAGATACAAGTGTTACATTTGTACCAGACCCACGACCACACAACGATTCTAGATATTGTATCGATAGCACCAAATTGAGAGCACTGGGGTGGTCCGAAGATGAGAATTTTGCGGAGCAGCTGGAAGAGACTATCGATTGGTATAAAGACAAGGGGTACTTTTAATAATATGAATGAAACCCCCGTCGTGGTTCCTTCAAAACGAGCTCAAAAATGTAGAGAGAAACGCGCCGCCGTCAAACAACAAGCCGCGGAATCTGGAAAACATTACTGCAACAAATGTAACTCTGTGAAAGATCCGAGCGAATTTGTTCCGCGAAAAAGAGACCGAGAACCAAGCACCATGTGCAAAGATTGCGACAAAAAAATGAAACCTGCCGAGGCTGATTCTGAACCTGAACCCGAGCCCGAATCGGAAGATGAAACTGAACCTTCCGCAAAAAAACAGAAAACACTCGCGTACAGGTTCAACAAAACCAAGAATAGAATCAGGGACAAGAATGAAAAGTTACCTCCAGAAAAACAACTGGAATTCGGGTTGACCATTGAAGAATACAGGGAAATCATCAGCAAGCGTGATTGCCGGTTTTGCCGTCGAAAAGATGAGAATCTAGACGACTTTACAGTCGATCGAAAAGATGACCAGATTGGATACATTCTTGAAAATTGTCAATGCTCTTGCCACAGGTGCAACTACGGCAAGGGGTCCACGCACATGACAAAGTACACGAATGATCAAGAATTTATTTCCCACGTGACCGAGATTTGTAAAAACAGCAGGATGTACTACAACCCCTTTCTCTACGACATCCGAGTATATCCAGCCAGAGAACCATCGTTTATAATCGTTTAAAAAATTAGTTTGTAATTTAAGAATGAAACTCATCGTATTCGATTTGGATGGTGTCCTTGTAGACTCTCGTCACCTCCATTACACAGCCCTCAATGACGTCTTGGATCATCAATTTAAAATTGAAATTGAAGAACATTTGGCAAGGTATGATGGTGTGTCAACCACCCGTAAACTCCAAATGCTCACAGAAGAGAAAGGTCTTCCAGTTGAACTTCATAATTCAATTTGGAAATTAAAACAAGAAAAAACTATTGAACTCATTCCGACAGTCATCCACACAGACCCAGAACTTTACAGAATCATTTCAAGTTTGAAAATGAGAGGCTTGCTCGTGTACTGCGCCTCCAATTCTATTCGTGATACTATGGTCCATTTCTTGGAAGCTCTCGGTATTTACAATCTCTTTGACGGAATCCTGTCAAACCAAGACGTCCAAAAGACAAAACCAGAACCTGAGATTTATTTGAGATGCATGATAAATGCAGGGGTTGGCCCGCTCGAAACACTAGTCATTGAAGATTCGCCAATTGGTAAAAAAGCGGCATACATGGCGGGTGCACACGTGCTTCCAGTTGGATCTCGACGGGATGTCACATTGGAAGCGATTGATAAAGCATTGATAAAGGCAATGAGCCTAAATAGAGTACGAATGGGTACAATGGACATTCGCTGGAAGCAGAAGATTAACGTGGTCATCCCGATGGCTGGAAATGGCTCCAGATTTGCTCAAGAGGGATACATTCTTCCAAAACCACTCATTGACGTACAAGGCGTCCCCATGATCCAACGGGTTGTCGAAAATCTCAACATTGACGGACAGTACATATTTATTGTTCGGCAGGAACACCTACAAAAGTACGATATGAAGACACTGCTCGAAAAGATTGCACCCGGTTGTATCATCGTACCGACCGATGGAGTGACACAAGGAGCGACTTCATCCGTGTTGCTGGCAGGGCCTTATATTGATAACGATACAAACCTGCTCATCGCCAACTCCGACCAGTTTTTGGAGTGGGACTCGAACGCATTCCTGTACGAGTCTATGAATGTCGACGGATGCGTCTCGACATTCGAACAAACTGACCCATCCGACAAGAAATGGAGCTACTGTTCTCTAGACCAGAATGGATTTGTAAACCGAGTCGCCGAAAAGGAAGTCATCAGTATGTACGCAAACACCGGAATCTACTTCTGGTCCAAGGGGTCAGATTTCGTCAAGTACGCAAACCAAATGATCGAGAAGGACATTCGGACAAACGGAGAGTACTATATCGCTCCCGTATATAACGAGGCTATTGCGGACGGCAAGAAGATCAAGATTCAAAATTGCAAAAAGATGTGGGGACTGGGAGTTCCATCAGACTTGCTCAAGTTTTTGAAAGACTATTTGAATTGAAATTCAATACGTTCACGGACAATATAGTCCGAACAAATTCCGTACGCAGTATATTTCTCCTCTTTTGAGTATTTGACACGTTCAGGCATGACACATATCGTGCGGTCAGGTCTCACCTTTTCACCAGGGTATGCCCAAATAAACTTTTGTGAAGTCAGAGTGTAAGGATCCTTGTCATGTGAAAACACATTCACATCTGGGAAACAGGATGTAATTGTCAACAGAGCATCATAGTTCTTGGCATGAACCCACAAACCCTCACGCTTGAGAAATTCTGGCATAATCTTGTACTGTGGTCCATCGTGTCCAAGCCAAAAGAATCCATCCTCACAAAGCCATACATCACACTCACAATCAAACCCAAGATTCAGTGCATTCTGAATGTACGCTGGCTTGTTCTCATGTTCGGGCATGGGACCAATCAAGTTGCCACGGTGAGATATGAATCTCATAACTTAAAAGAAAGTTCAGCTTTTAAGTTATGAAGGTACTCGTCTGTGTACTAGGACAACTACGTCACGAAGATATTACATGGAAACCATTCAAACGAAATGTCATAGACTGCCTAGGTGCAGACATGGTGACTTGTGGTAAGGATTCTGAAAAGGATTCAATTTATAATTTGAATTCAATTTTAAAAATAAATTCAGATCCAAAATTCGAATCGACATGTAGTAACGCACAGTATGTACTGGCGCATCGGAAGAATCTTTTTGAAAATTTAAAGAGTACCAATCTGATTAACAATTACGATGTATTTATTCTGACACGGTCAGACCAACTCTGGTACGATCAACACCCACATCTCGACAGTGAACGTATTTGGTTTATGAATTGTGAATTTCATTTTGGAATTAGTGATCGACATACAGTCGTTCCTAGAAAACATCTTGAAAGTGTCTGCCAATTTCAAAATGAATTCGATTCGACAATGTACAGAAATATTGAGTTTTACCTCTATACCGAATACCAAAAGAACAAAATTTGGAATGAAGGAATCGGCCTCGCATACTTCCCCATGTTCCTCTGCGATGAACGATGCCAAGCACGAAGACCAGACGAAATCTATGCTCCCAGACAAAACTTCACCTTTCCATTCACCATCGATCACACATTTAGGTCATTCAGTGGAATGTTCTGCGGACGCGTTTTATTTGAGGGACAGCATGTAAATAGTGCGGCGAATCAACCCGATAATCTCATCCTGAATATTCCGTAAATGAGTATCTTTGGGAAGACGCAAATGACGAATTCTTTTGAGTAAATTCATAAAATACATACGAGCCTTCTTTGGATCACGCAGAAAACGTGAATTCGTCCCGATTTTCTTCATACGTCCATAGGTTCCCATATAAGCCTCTGCGTAGTCGTCAGTCAGATCCACAATCTTTTCATAGTACTTTTCAAGCGCTTTGTGCTGTGAATAATAGGGGGTCAACAAATGAAAGACGTGGGCTTGTGTCCTCGAATTGAACAACAGACCGACAAACTTATTGACAGACATTCCTTATTTCTCAATAACATTAATTTTTACGAATATCAGAATGCACCTCCTCATACCACGGAGAAAGACGAGACTTTACAAGTCTGAACCAGGACTGAATCTTCGGATACTTTTCGATAATAGCGTCCAGATTCGTGTCTGGAAGAAGATTCAGCTGCTCCAACTCACACGCCCACAGAATATCAGCGACAGTCAGCTTGTCCCCACCAACAAAAGGTTTCAGCCAGACATTCTCAATTGTATCCAGTGAACGATGAAGAAGAGTCCACGAATACTTTTTAATGTGCTCAGGAGTCTCCTTGTCCAGAGGCGTATCCAGTGGCAGATTGGAAGGTGTCAAGTACCACTCGATTGGATTTGGTACAAATGACCCGACAATGCGGTAAAACACAGAGCCAACCACAGCGGCACGAATATTCAGATGATACCAGCTGAAAGCAGCATCAATCATAATGCGCTTCTCGGCGTCACGGGGATACAGAGGTGTATCATACTTTTCAGACAGGTAACGGATAATAGCAATACACTCTGGAATCTTCAAATCTCCAATCTTCATAAAGGGGACAGTACCCAGTGGCTGCATCTCCATATAGTCTGGCGAACGATTCTCACCTTTTAGAAAACTCACCGCCTTTTCCTCAAACTCAATGCCTGAAGCTTTGAGAAAAAGACTTGCAGTGCGCCCCGGCTGGGACAGACGATCTGAATACAGAACCGGAATTGGCATCGCGCGTGCGGCTGGCCAGCACATTATTAATATCAATATTATTAACTTTAACTTGCCGTCTTTTGCTTCAATTCTTTGATAATCTTGTTTGCATTTTTGAATGCACTTTCGGCGCGCTTGCTTTCTATATCTTTCAAAAACTTGCGTACGACTGTGCTTGCACTCACATTCGCCTTGAGCAAGTTTTCAAGTCTCTTGACATTCTTGATACCCTTTTCAGCACGTGTTCCAGTCAGTGGATTCCTCGACGCGAGCGACTTGTCAACCTTGGCAAACTCACTGAAGGAACTGACCAACACTTTGAGAACACCTTTGTAAAGGTAATTTAGTTTTTGAATTGGCATTCCAAATTGTTTTGTATATTTGGTCAACAGTGTGTTCCGCCGAACACCAGGGATGTATGTCAGTGTCGCATCGACAAGACCCTCTGGTTTTCTTCCAGCAATTTCAATTTCAAATTGAATTACTTTATAAATTCTTTTTCCAGTAATTGGATTGTATTTCACGGGTGGTACCAATGTCTTTTTGTGAATTTCACATGGAATTTTGTACTCACTCATCAGCCACGCTTTGAACCCTTGGACGTGCTTTGACATCATTGAACCCATGAGTTTGAATTTTTCATCAATATTCTTCAGATCGGGTACTGCAAACACAAAGTCAAAGTCGAATGTTTTCTTTACTAGCGTCTGGGCTGAGATTTTACGCGCGTGCAGGTAAAACTTGACAGCCATTCCTCCACTGAGGTAGTGAATAAATTCCTTTCTCTGACGGATAAGACCTGGATGACTTTTCGAGTACCGGATGAAAAGTTTAGGAATGTTTACATTCATACTATAATGAGCCTGGAAAAAAATATGGTCCAGTAATAGATATGTGGAGCCTGCTCACATTAGTACTCATTGTTCTTGTTCTTGTTCTGGTTCTTCTTTCACGACGTGAACCAGAACCATACGTCCCTTTCCAACCGTACAGTGAACCTCCAATTCTAATTGAAAATATATTGTCACCGGAAGAATGCGAGTGTGTAAAAAGTCAACCCAACTGCCCCAGTCTGAACAAACTCAGGAAAGCAGCTGCTCAATTGAGCAGTAAACCCTTAGAGAATGTTGAACCACCTCTGATTCTCGAAGATAACAACACTGATGGCAGACGCGCACATTGCAGTGTCAACGACACTTGCTCTGAATTCCGTGATTTGGGAGGTGAACGTATCGGCTGCTTTGTCGTTTACTTGAATGACGATTTTGATGGCGGGGAACTCGAGTTTCGGGCTTATGGAGGTGAGAAAATCAAACCATCAGCCGGTTCAGGTGTTTTCTTTAGACCCCTATTGACCAACAGAGATGTTTATGTTGGAACACCCGTGTCAAATGGAAAGAAATATACATGTGTGATTTTCGTCAGAGAGCAAAATGCAGATAAAATAGAAGTGGAATGATACTATATAGACATGCTTGTCGACACGTTTATGTTTTATAATGAATTGGATGTTCTTGAAATGAGATTTCGAATTCTAGAGCCTTACGTGGACAAGTTTGTACTTGTCGAGGCTGAAGTGAATCATGTCGGTGGGCCAAAGGAGCTCTTTTTTGAAAAGAATAAAGAACGGTTCGAAAAGTGGTTGAATCGAATTGAACACGTGATTGTCAAAGCGGACGAGTGTCCCAAAGACACGAATCCTTGGTCACGTGAAAAGTATCAGAGGGAGTGCATTCTTCGCGGGCTTGAAAACGTATGCGTCAGTGATGACAACGTGGTCATGATCAGTGACGTCGATGAAATTCCAGACCTGACTCGTATTCACTGGGAACATCTTCCTCAAGCCGTCATCTCTGTGCACATGTGGATGTACCAGTACAATTTCAAGTTTATGTTTACAGGTGAACCTTGGGTCGGAACTGTTATTACAACCTATGGACTTGTGAAGACAAACGGTCCAAACTACTTTCGGGACAGACGATGGAACTTTCCGCTCGTACAATATGCCGGGTGGCACTTGTCGAGTTTCGGTGACGGAAAACACATCGTAAACAAAATGAAGACATTTGCGCACGCACTTGACAAGAATGACCACAAACAGTTTCAGACTGAAGAAAACATCAACCGATGGATCAAAGAGGGGCTTCATTTGGATGGAATGAAGGAACTCACACCGCGTCCAGATGGGGCTCCACTTCCGCCACTCCCGGAAGATTTACTTAAAAAATTTCTACCGTAATGAATATATGTCTTCACTCAAACTGTCACGCTCGAACATGGAGAAGATGCGCAGACAAGTTGTCACTCCCAAGAATGTCGAGTCTTTGATTACCAAGGCGAAGAAAGAGATTGAACGGGCCGAAAACATGCGGAAACTTGTCCACGGACCAACATACAAAGATAGACTCAAGGCTGCCCTGAAAAAGGCAAAAACCGCATACAAGAATGCAAAGTCTGCAATTAAAAAGTTTCAGTCGATTAGCCCAGTCGTCTATGTCCACTGAAAATTTCAGGTTTTTTTTCACTGTCGAAATTTCTGCATTGCTTTGAACAAGAAAAATGACTCTCTGGGCCAGCTTGTACAACCAGGCCTCTGCCGAGGGCAAGACGCATGAGTACTGCAAAAAGTACGCGAGCTCAGTCTTGAAGTTTAGGACTCACACCCTAAAACTCAAGGCTCAGCGCAAGCATATCAAGATGATGGGGGAGAAAGAGCGGCCGCCCATACCCACCACGGGCAAGTCCAAAGGGAAGAAGTGAAAAAAAAACTATGACTGTAATAGAATGGAAATGAACTTCAACTATGTCTGGGCCGCTATGGTGGTCAACTTTCTCTTTGTGTACATTCTTCCTAAGATTATCACAAAACCTACAGGGATGAAAGTGATAGATGATGCAATTCTATATTTAAATTCACAAAAGTCATTTCTATTGTCCTCGACTTTGATTGTCGGTCTGGTTACATACCTAGCTCACTACTGGGTGGATGCACAGTCAGAGGGGGGGTCCGGAGAGTACGCATCACCGACTCTTCCAGGTGGTAAATTTTAGTCTTGGTAAAGAATAAATGAATTCTCGTCAATCAGCGACTGTTGTCTCTTCCATCGGAAACGCAAATAACGCAGTCAACCATCTGCGTTCAGCAGAGTCCCGTGTGAATGGCGCTGCAAACCACATTGCAAACAACCGAATTGCGTCAGCTCAGAACAGCGCACAGACTGCCGCCAGCTCGTACGGGTCTGCATACAACCAGCTGAACCAGGGATCCCGTAAGCTTGGAAACCTGGCCAATTCAACCAACAACCGTAACATCCGCGCAGCTGCCAACTACCTGAACAAGGCGGCTCAACACGCAGCCAAGGCTTCTACAGCCCGATCTCTCGTCATGATTGGAAAAGCAGCTGAGAGCCTGGGAAGAGCAGCCAACCAAAATGCCAATTCTACTATTGGCCGGATTGTAAACACGGCTTAATTCCAATCATGAGATCCTTTGTAAACTGATGGTCCCAAATACGGACCTTCTGGTCATAGCACGTCTGCATGTGCTTTTTTAGGTCATCATAGCTTGGATGACCCCACTCGTGATCCTTCTTAAATAGAAAATCATCAAACCCGATAGGACCTTTTATGCACGGTACAACCCATGGAGTGTTGACATACTCCTTTAAACCCCCGTAATCTGTGATGATGACGGGTTTGGATCGTAAAGCAGCCTCAACTGCCCCCATTCCCACACCTTCGGAATGTGAGCAATTGATATAACAGTCACCAGCATCGTGGATTTTCTCCATCTGTTCATTCGATAGGAGACCGTTAATCACAGTCACTCCGGGAATTTCTAATTTTACATCTGAATTGCATGTCGCCTTCAGAAGAAGTCTGCAGTCTTGTAATTTCAATTCTAAAAATGAATTCAAAAGAAAATTAATATTCTTTCTAGGATCAGATATGTTCCCTATCGTGTAAAACACATAGGTTGAACGCGACGGAACCTTTGGGATGTACCCCATAGGAGCCTCTGCGTACAAGTGAAGGACTCGCCAGTCAACCTCTGGAAATTGCTTCTCAAAGACACGCTTGCAAAAGTCAGATGCGACATACATCACATTGTACTTTGTAAGCATTCCATAGGCTTCATTGACTGGCTCTGTTTCACATATGGTCATGTACATCATATGGTCACATAATGTGGCGTATTGGTCAACGAGTTGAACGTTGTTTTCAAATGGAAGCATAAAGGCAAATCCTCTCTCATACCTTGGCTTTTGAGGGGAAAAACCCATCTCGACATACTCCCCATTGACCAAATCGGCATACCGCTTTGTCACCTGTCCAATACCGGCAAGGAGACGTGGCCCGATAAAGAGCCAACTCATAGTGTAAATAAATTTACTAGCTTTAATTGTCCTTTTTTTCAACTTTGATCTCCTCATAGAAACGTCCTTTGCTTCCACAGAGGAGCTCATTCGACCGAGCGATGGAACATGGCGTGTACTGATTTTCTGGACGCATCATGATCCGTTTGCACTTGGGTGGAGCGACCGATGACCAAACAACATATTTACACAAAGCGCAAGTGACGACCGGAGTCATTTATATATTATAGCATTTTTTATTATATCTAATATCATGGAAGACGAATGTCCGGTATGTCTCGAGCCTTTAACGGGTACAACTGTACACCTCGACTGCTGCAAGCATAGGATTCATATTCAATGTTACATTTCGACATGCCCATTCTGTCGATCAGAACTCCCTGTCCCGACACACTGTTCAAAAGTAGAACACATTGTCGTCCCTGTTCCTGTTTCCGTCGTTCGAACGGTCCAACCGGAATTCAAAAAACACTTGATTTCTGTTTTTATTTCCGCAGCTATTCTCGGTATGACATTTTACTTTATATCCTTCTCATAGACTTGCATAGTGCTGTCCAAGAGGGGTCAGACTTCCATCATCTGCAATCAATGATCCATTACCCATATTGATATCCGATGTTGGGCGTGTCTTCCAAGAAAAGCGTTCGACGTACGAGCGCTGATTCATCCCGGCGACAACCTGGTCCATAAATGTCTGAATTTGAGACGTTGTA